TTGTGCAAAATGTCAATAGACACAAAATATAGTGCCCACACCCCATAGGGTAGGGGAGTATAGCAATTTTTGCAATGTCTATGACAACATATACAATATAACATGTGGTATACTATATATAATCCATTAAGACGAAGGGAGATCTTACCAATGAAAAAAGGAGACACGATTAAAATCACTTTAACCGATGGCAACATCACTTTGGATGGTGAGAATTTAGCAGAACTGACGGAGGCCGACATTGTCGATAGTATCAAGATGCTTTTCAGTCTTGCAAAATTTTGAGTATTTTATAGGAAGGAGAACCCACAAATGGAGATTCGCAAATTCATCATTGAGATACACTCTGACGGTTCGCTGACGTGCTGTGAGTACGAGGACCCAAAGGACGCGGCCAGAGCCGCTAATGGTCGTGCATGGTTGGCCGGTTATAAACAGGCTCTTGCTCATTGTGATGAGCAAGTGAAGGCCCTTAAAGGCATTAAAGGCCCCAATATTACAGCGGGTTATATCTACCAGGGTGCCACGTATGTACGTGACAGGGTTTCCGATATGTATCAGAAGTATTGCAAAGATGCAGCCGGGGACCCCAGACGCAAGTGCCCCGACTGTGGGTGTTGTTGCGATTATGGCAGTTCGTGCTGTAATATGAAAGGTGGCAACATAGATCATCCCGGAGGATGCAAAAAATTGTAAGTCGAAACGGTCCTTCGGGCCGTCCACCGGGGCCGCCCGCCCGGTGTTGATGAGACAGGGCACAAACTGAAAGGAGTTTTGTATTATGTCCGAAACGATGATGAAGTCTGAAAACAATGGTGCGATGATGGTATCCGATGTGATGAACACCGGCGTTGGGTACACCGACATGAATCTTGCCGACCGCTCTGCCGCGGTGAAATTCTACAATGCGACCAGCAACCCCACCAACAAACTTAAGGAGCATGTCAATGAGGTTCTGTCTCTGGTTCATGTCTCTGTGGAGTGTGTGGAGGTCCGCAAGGACGACGTTCCCGAGGGCAAAACGATTGCCCCCCGTGTCGTCCTCATTACCGACGACGGGCAGTCGTATGTCTGCGTCTCCGTCGGCGTGTATCAGTCTTTGAAGCGTATGTTTACGCTGCTCGGTACCCCGGATACGTGGACGGAGCCTGTGAAGATCAAACCTGTGTTGATCAGCACCAAAAAAGGGCAGGTTTTGTCTTTGAATCTGGTTTAATCTAACCAAAGGCCGCCGCACATGCG